TATATCGGAAACCAGCTGGTCTGTCGCCAGTTTTTCAAGCGACAGCGGTGGCAACGAAACAAGGAGGATTTCTTACTTCCAAACACACCTTTTATTCTGAAGATGGGGGATTGAAATTCCCGATGTCGGAGTGGTTTGTTCGTGATACATCGTGTCCTCAATATTATCCTATATATGAGATGAAGTTGCCATCTGAGCAAGATCTTAAGATGAACAACCAAGATTATGTGTGGGATTATTGTCGTTTCTTCATATCTAATACCAGTCCAGAGATTAGAGCCTTTTTGATAAGACTTTATGAAGCTGCTCCAAGTCCTTCTTTAATGAAGCCTGGATTAACTTCTGATATAAGAGTAGTCTCTTGGGATTCAGTTAAATGCCTTCCACATGAAGAGCATGGTATGTTAGATTTGTTGATTGGTGAGAATATGATTGATTATAAAATAAACACAAAGGAAGGAGTTAGTGGTTCTCCTGTCTTTGATCAAGGGGGTCGGTTCATTGGTATACATAAGAAGAAAGGTAACTCCAAAGGTATTAATACTGGAGTATATTTTGGTAAGTCAAACTTACCGCCATTCTTCATGAGCCAGACCCTTCCAAAAAACTGCCTAGCCCTGGGTTCCCAGTAACTAATGTAACCTCCGGTGCGTTAATATTTCACCGTGTTACTAGGGGAATTCAGGGCGAGTGTAACTTTAAACCAAATAGAGAACTAGCGTATCAGGCCCAAAGCCTTGGATATGAATTACCTATGGATTATGCTCCTGCTATTTTTGATAAGCAGTTGTTACTTAATGATTATATGAAATATGTAAAATCGTATCTTTGGTGTCCTGATTATGAAGCCCTTCGTATTGCGTCTGAGGCGCATAGGGAAATTCGTCGTTCTACAATGTTGTCTAGTGTGATTTCAGTCTGGGAAGCAATTAGCCTTATGGAGGTAGTTGCTTCGCCAGGGTATCCGTGGAATAAGTATTGCAAGTCTAAGAGAGAAGCTCTCGATAAATATCTTGATTTGATAGTGTTTATAGTATTACAACTCATGAAGACTGGTAAAGTTCATTATGTGTTAGAAGGAATTGAGTATAATATTTTGTACTGGCAAACCTCTCCGAAAGGAGAGATTCGTACAGTTACAAAATTGATTAACCCAGATCCTACTAAGCGTAAGACTCGTGTTTTTGTGTGTGGTTGTATTATTTCACAAATTGTGTCAATGATGTTATCATATAATCAAAATCAGAATATTCTCGCAACTAATCGTGAAATGTGGATTAAGTTAGGTTTCACTCCATTTTATGGTGGGTGGGACAATATGTCACGAAAAATTCTTAATAAGGAAGATTATATAAAGAAGTTGTTTCATTGTAATGATGTTGGTCATATGGAGGCCTGTCTTAAAGAGTATGTACAAGAGCATATTAGCCGCCTGCGTTATGAAGGTTTGATTAATATGAATGATGATTATGAAAATATGTTCCGGTTTAATCACCAGAACAAAGTATACTCTTATTTGATAGACCCTGAGGGCAACTTAATTATGAAGTTTGGATGTAATTCTAGTGGTGGGTTCGACACTCTGAGTGATAATTGTTTGGCTCTTGAGTGGATGCACCTATATAACTGTGCAAAAGAAATTAGGAGTGTGCAGGGAGTGATTAAATTCTATAATACTGAAAATCTCGCTATTTTAGGAGATGATTCAATTATCCCTCATATTCCAATATTCCAAAATCTTCAGCAGAATTCTCTTGAGATAGGCTTTGAGCTGAAACCTGAGAAACCGACGGGAGTGTTAAAAGACTGTTCATTCACTAATTGCGGATTTGAGCTTATTAATGGAAAATGGCTACCGAGACCCAACTTCGATAAAATCCGCGCCTCTATTTATTATAACTTTAAAAATAAGAGTTGGCGTTTTGCATATGCCAAAGTGAATGCATATTATGTTCTATCATATTATTTTCCTTTATACCATCAAGAAGCTATTGAATTACAAAGATGGATATTAATGAAGAAGGATAATATAATGAAGAATTTTGAAGGGAGCCTTGATGATAAACTCACTTATGAGGCTGCCCTGTCTACCCGTTTGGAAGATTCCCAGATTGAGTTTATGTGGACTGGGAATGAGGCGTACTATGAAAATAGCTCGCGATATCTTGAAAATCTGCTTCAAGAGACTTTTGAATTTTGGTCCTCTTAATTGCAATAGGCCAAAATTTAGAGAGGGGTAGTTCCCTTTCTTAGTGTGTTATATGTATTTTATTTAATGCCTATACGTGTTGATTTGAACTTTGATAGAGTTATTGCGTTGATTAAGCTTGCTTTGTCTATTGTAATATTTATAATTGTTCTGTATTCGTTGTTTGCCCGTGAGTGTACAGTGTATACTAGCGCTGGAGCAAGATGAGTATTTCTCGTAGTGAGAGATTGATGAATAAAATCGGAGATAAGGTAGGAATCTCTGAGGCAGGGCTTGAGTGGCTGAAAGCAGCGCTTGATCCTTACCATGATGAACCCATTATGTGTTCTGGAATGCCAGTTGGAGATGAGGCTAGTACTGTTGTGCAGGTTATTAAGCAATCTCAAAATGTGACTGTAAATTCAGGTAATACTGCAAATAATTATGATTGTCACATTATTGCTTGGCCTTGGGAAACAAATTTTGACCTTGGGCCTTCCTCTGCATCACTAGCCATTGTTCCGTTAACTGAAAGTCCTACTGGTTTCTTCACAACTACTGGTGGGCAAGTTCATAATCCTACAGGTGGTGTAACATGTCTTTC